GGACAAGAAATAAAAACGAATTACAGCGAAGCATCGAAACAAAGGTTCGTGGCATTCGCAGGTCGGCTGTTATAACGGGCGAGGAGCGTTTCTGCATATTCGGTGCAATTAACGAGGCAATCGTTGATTTGTCCATTGAGCGAGGCCTGGACGCCCCTAAAGTTATCACTGTGGATGACACCGAGGATACTACCGCCGACACGAACTATGTTGACCTTGACGCCGAAGTTATCAGTATTGTTGACGGCACTGTGCGCATCGTTGCCGAGGATATAATCCTTACCCGCTTTTCCGGTGGCATAACCGATTTTTACGCCGTTGACCCGGGCGAAGATATTTCTTCAACTTTCCCGACCCGGTATTGCTTGGACACAAACGGCTCCGGCGTTTTTCGTATGCTGTTAAGACCTATTCCTGATGGCGTCTATACAATTGCGATGAAGGTCGAGAAAGTTCCCGACGAGGACAGTATCTCTACTTTCCCAGGTTGGTATCATCCTGCCTTGCGTTCACTTTCTACTGCGATTGCCTTGGAGAATCTTGGCCTTGACGGTCGTTTCGACCAAGCAAGATATAATGAGCGGTTAAAGAACATTCGAGATAAGATGCACGGTCACGATGGGCCGATTCATATACAGACGCAGCAAAGAACGGTCAAGCCGATTGCCGACGAATTGAGAATTAGCGGGGGCAATGTCTAATGAAAAAATGTTCAACTTGTGACTACTTTGTTAAATACAAAAATGCAAAAGATGGTTGTTGTTCCAATGAACTTATTGCATCTGGTTCTCAAAATAATCCCGACAATATGATGGTGACTTATGGTGGTGATGATGGCTACGGCGACTATATGAGTATCAGTCCTAATTTTGGTTGTATTCTTTACGAAAACACAGGAGAATAACTAATGTCAACAGGCCAGAACATAATTGACGAGATTCGAGATGAGCTTCAGGATACTACCGACCAGAGTTTTGGCGATACCGAACTCCTAAGATACATCAATCGCGGCGCCAAGGAGTTCTGTGCAACGACAGGGTGCTACCAGACATCAACTACAATCAATACGGACAACACAAATTTCAAATTCACTCTTTCTTCATCCTGCACAAATCTCGTTACAGTTTTTGACGTCGAGTTCAATGGTATTCCGCTTTCAAGGACTTTCCGACACGAAGTCAATTATGAGTTTGGTGCATCTTCGGCTACTCCCGACAATACGAACAGTTGGTACGAATTCGGCGGTGTTCTTTATATTGACGTTATTGCCCCAACTGCTACCGGAGCAAGCGCCCTTACGGTCTTTTACACAAGGACACCGACTGACTTAGGCGCTGTTGGTGAAACCTTTGATTTTCCCGATGAATGGGATTCCGCTATTATCAACTATGCTGTTGCCCGATGCGATCATTCAAACAGGGACACGGTTCTTGAGGCACAACACATGGCTAAGTACGAGTCGATGCGCCAGACGGCTTGGAATATAAATAAGTATAAACTTATGGGTAATGCAACCTAAAATTTGAAAGGAGGTGATGCCTAATGCCATGGTCTACTGATCAACAAACATTAGTGATTTAAGGCAGGGTGGGTGGGTAAGAAAAAAATTAACGTTTCTTTTTACAATTTCTCTCTGGGCGGTTCTTATTGAGCCGCCTTTTTTATTTACCTATGTTCAATGTAGCCCCTAAAATACCGAGACTTGTAAGCCAGCCTGCCAATGAATGGCAACCTTACTCGATAGAGGATTTCAGCGGTGGCCTTAATACTAACGAACCTCCGGCTTCTTTGCGCCAAAATCAATTCTCTGTTATGTCGAATTGGTATCTTGAGCCAAACGGAACTCTCAAGGTAAGAGGACCGTATCGCCCGTGGCTTGTGGCTTCCGAGGATACCATATTGCCGGACTCGGCGCCACCACTTACGTTTGTTATTGTCGAACTTCGAGGCTCTGACTATCGTGTTGCCTGTTGGGATGCGGGAGCCAACTACGAAGTCTCTGTCTATGACGAAGCAAATGATAGATGGGCGGGCGAAGGTGCCGGCACTTCGATTAAATCCAATCTTACGGACGGCTACAAGGCTCGCTTCGTAAAGTACAGCATCAACGAAGCAGAGGATTTAATATTCTGCAACGGCAAGGACACTCCGCAGCGATGGGTCGGCACTGTTGATACTGCTTCGAGCGATTTAGGTTTGGCCGTTCCCGGCGCACCATCTTCACTTGCCGAAGCAAGCACGGCTGTTACTGATGAACAGGGCATACAATTCGATGGTCAGTATTATTATAAATTCACCGCATTTTATGATTCTTCCGGTACGAATACCAAGTATGGTGAATCAGGTGGCTCTGCCGTTTCTGGTGCAATGACTGTTAATGGTGCTGACATTAGCGCCGATACAAGAGTTTCCGCGGCTCTTACCAACTGCCCCGCCATACCATCCGGCGCTACTCACAATTACGTCTATCGTTCGCCACCTGAAGAAGTCAACGGCCCTTTTAGGCGAGTGGGATATTATTCGTCCGGCACTTCCTATACCGACAAGACTCCCGTGGGCGAAGAAGGTGTTGAGATTCCCACAGATGCAGGAACACCACCTAAACTCAAGAACCCTCTTTCTTATGATAGCAGGATATGGGGCATAGGTATCAACGCTTCCGGTGCTTTGACTAACAAAGGTGTTTGGACCCGCAAAGGCGCACCTGATTATTTTGATGCGGCTAATTTCATCTATTTTCCTGATGCCCTTGCCGGCCCCGTGCTTTTCAATAAGTTGGTTTACTGGTTCACGGAAAAGCAAGTTTATGTTACGACCAACCTTGACGACCCTGCTGGCAGTACAGTGAAGATTTCGGATATAGGATGCGATTCCTTCGATTCGATAGTTGATGTCGGCAACGGTCTTGTCTGGCAGTTCGACGGGAATATCTATTGGGCTAATTTTAATTTATACAATCCGGTCACGGGTGAATTGCCGTGGCCGATAGGCGACCCGATAAGCAATAAAATTGATGACATTCCTACGCTGCGTAGAGTAAATTCAACGGGATGTTTATACAAGGACAGGTATTATCTTTCATATACAGGTACGAGTCAAACGGTCAACACGGCAACCATCGCTTGGGACGTTAAGCACGGAACAAGATTATTGACGCAGCACAAGTACGGCGCTTGGAGTTCCGTTGACTGGTCGGCTAACGACTTGCAGACTTTTGATGGAAATCTTTATAGTGCGGACAATACCAATAAATATATTATGGAGCACGATTTTTCCGGCGTTGCGGATTATCATTCAAAGACGGAATACGATGCCTCTACTTCACACAATCTCAATAGCCAACTAAATACCGGCATCGTTCATTTTGGACACGAATGGGCGCAGAAACTCGTCAATTCACTTTCGATTATCGCCAAATCAACTGCGATTACTTTGGATACGACGGTTTCTTTTGATGGGGGTGATTTCGAGAGAACGAAATCTTTCACGCTCGGCAGCGGCACTTTTGCCACAGATTCGACTTGGCTGATATGGGGACAGGGAACGTGGGGCAATTTCAACTGGGCTTCTAAAAGTTTCAACTTCCAGAGCGCCCACAAAAAGTATGGCAAGGGTGGCAAATGCCGTAACGCCAAACTGATTCTTGAATCGACCAATTCTCAGGACACAAATCTTATAGCCTTGAAACTATATCACAAACTTTTGCCTGTCCCTGCATAGGAGAAGAATATGGCTACAACTTACACGGTTACAAATTCATTCTCAGCGGGCACTACCGCTGTCGCCAGTGAGGTCAATCAGAACTTCACCGATGTCTTGACTGCTCTCAATTCCTTCGATATTACAAACTGCACGGGTACTATTGCGCTTGCCAGGATATCTAATCTTACATCGAGTCAGATGGCAGCCGCCTTCTTCAAGGATGAGGATGATATGGCCTCGGATTCTGCAACGGCGGTTTCAAGTCAGCAAGCAATTAAGGCGTATGTAGATACTGAAATTACTGCTATAAGCGTAAAGGGATGGGTTCATTTTGATGGAACGGATGCAACCCCCGATACAGGAAAGGTAGCATATAACGTATCCTCAATAACAGATAACGGGGCAGGAGATTATACCATAAATTGGACCACTGATTTTTCGACTGCTAATTATGCTGTTGGTGGATTGTGTGGAACTGATGGAAGCGGTTATTTTCTGGATATTGTAACACAAGCAGCAGGTTCGGTTAGGGTTAAATGCAGAAAACATGATGGTACTGTTGGCGACCAAGACAATATCAGTGTTTGGTCAATAGGAACGCAATAGGATATTAAGATATGGGACGCATCAGATATATTTCACCTTCATTTACCCCTGAGGCCAAGGAAGCTCAGTCCGCCTTGTATCCGGCAATCGAGCGGGGCTTGCGTGGCGAAGGCTTGACGCCAGGCATTGACGAAACAACCCGTCAAAGGATGCTTGCGAGAACAGATGAAAAGTTCTTGGAATCGGGCAGGGGACTCGAATCCTTTATGCACCGAACTATCCCGATGGGTGATGTAAAAGTCCGGCAATATCTGAAGAACGCTTTGATGTCCCAATTTGCAAGACAGAAGGAATCAATAGGCAGAGAGTTTGAGTTCAGGGGATTCGAGGATATAGAGCCTTCCCAGAACCTTGCCTTTGGCTCACTTGGCGCCGAAAAGGGCGTAGCAACATCTATGGCGAATATAGGAACTCAATCTGCTTTAAGACGTGCTTACGCCCCTGATTTTCAATCTGAATTATTCGGCGGTCTCGGTGGCGCTACAGGGATGTATCTGGCTAGCGGTTTTGGTCAAAGAAATCAAACAAATATTAGCAATCCCCAAAGTTCAGACTCTCGTTTGGCTTGGTCAGGTTATCAAAGCAATTTTTCAAGTGCCGATTTCACAACTCCGGCACCAATTCATTATGCGAACAGATTCGCTTCCAGTTATCCGAGGTAAATAATATGGCATTTCCAGGAGTTACAGCAGGGATTAAAGCGGCAGGCGCAGGAGCATCGGCCTCAACGGGCTTAGTTGGCGCTCTTGGCGGTCCAGTCGGGATAGCGTTGATGGCTGGTTCTTTCTTAGGTGGTTTTGGAAAAAAGAAGAAGGGCAAGATTTACATACCTACCTATTCGCCTGAAGGCAAAAAAGTCTTTAAGGGATTGCACGAATCCGTTTTGAAGGGTTTGTTCCCAGAGAACCTTGCATCTCGTTTTATCGGTGATGCCAAGAAGATAGAGCAGAGCAGACGAAGAATGACCGAAAGGGCTTTTGCCGGTGCCGGATACAGAGGTCGGGAGAATGTCGTTTCTGGTAATGTTGCGAGAGGTTTTCTGGGCGAGACATCGGCAAGGTTCAAAGGTGTGCAAACCGGATTACGAAGAGCGGGATTGGCAAGGAGAGATTTTGCCCTTAGCAGACTTGGTAAATTGCAGAACATTATAAACCTTGAAGCCAACAAGCCGATAGCACTTGCGCAAGCGGGTATGATGAAGTCTGAAATGGAACAGGCAGAGGGCGCTGGAAAGGGTGCGGCGATAGGAAGTTTGGCACAATTAGCTCTTCTTAGCAGAATGAATTTAGGAGCTTAAAAATGGCACAGGATGCAGGAATAGCATTTGCACAGAATCTTGTAGATAGATATATCCAGTTCAAATTGATTCAGCGCCGAGAGAAACGATACAGCGACCAGTTGCAAGAGAACCGTCTTTACAATCAGCAGAGACTTGGTATTGCCAAAGGACATTTAGAGTTAGCAAGAGAAAGGCTGAACCAGCCCTCAACTAATATTAGCATTTTCAGTCCCGGCCAAATGGCGGCAATTGATAAATCTGCCGTTACTGCCGCAGGTAATATCCCAATGACAACAGAAGGGGGATTTCTGGGTATTGGTGGAACTGATTTCGTAAGAAAAGAGGACGTTCTCAAAGAGTATAAAGCTCAGCAAGCGCGTGCGGGTTATTATGGTATGAACCCAATCCAACAGGAACAGTTTGATGCTGCTTTTGATTCTACGATATTATCTGGTGAAGCCGATAAGGTTGAATGGAGTCCCGAATTTGATTCTGATATATTAAGATTACGGCCATACAAAGAGATTCCCAACTATATGTTCAAAAGTGGCACTCCTACCGAACCGACAAGTGGAACAGCGTTCCCTTCAGGTCAAGAGGATTTGACTCAATTATCAGATGAAGAACTTAGGCGTATTATAGGCGGACAATCTTCGACAGGAGAAATTCCTTAATGCCTATTACAGCAGAACAAGCACGAACAGAACTCAGAAGGCGGTCGGCGGCGGCTGAACTTCTGCGCAGAGAAGGTGCGCCAACCGAAGCTCCTATTGCATTTCCTTCCGAACAGCGTGCAAAAGCATCGGAAATATGGCCGGAAACACCTCTGTTTGAGAGACCTTATAGGACTGAAACATCTCAATTAACAAAGCGGGGAATCTTCGGCAAGACTGCCGAGGCTTGGAGACGTGGATTTGAGGGTGTCGGTGTTGACTTTATGTGGAGGAAGGCACAACTTGGTGAAATACCTGAAGAGAAGGCTCTTAAAGCCGAGAAAGAATTTGCCCGCCTTCAGCAAATAGACCCGCTGAAGGCTCGCAATTGGGCGGAGAAGTTATATCTGGACACAGTTGGAATAGCCGCTCCGATGGCCGGCGGGTATTATAAGGGTATGCAATATGGTCTTGTTGGTGCTGGTGGTGCTGGGGTCGCTGGACAAGTAGGTCCACAAGTTCTTCTGCCCGAAGAAGTACTCACTGTACCCGGTGCCTACGGTGTTGGACAAATTGTGGGTTCATTAAAGTATTGGTCTGAGCAGGGCGCTGGTTCTATCTATGGTCAAGCGCGTAATCAAGGTGTGAGTAAAGACGTAGCTGATATTGCCGCAAGCATCGGCGGACCTATCTATGGTTATATCGAATTCTCCCAAGTTAGAAGAATACCTGGAATGGGCAAACTCGCAGGTAAAGTCAAGGGTAAAATTCTGAATCTTGCTCTCAAATATGCTATTGCCGCAGCAAAGGAGACTTCTGAGGAGGGTTTGCAGAAAATTGTCACGGAAGGTTCTACCGCAGCGGCAAGGGCAATTGAAGGAGATATACCTCTTGCTGATTTGCCTGATGAATTAAAAGGACTCACAATTAAATCTCTTGAGGAGATGAAAN